TGATTGTCTGCCTGATATCGCTCGCGACACGGTATTGCAGCGCCACTACAACACCCTGCTGCAACAGCAGCCGGTCAACGTCCCGGCAAAGGCATCAACCACCGCGTCAACCAGTCAGATGCTTGAGCTTGTGCGCCAGTGCCCGGCCATGCTTGAGCAAAAAACCGCTGCGCTGACGCAGAAGCAGCGCGACATCGCCGACGCCCGCATGGTGCTGGTTGTTGAAGTGCTACGTTTGCAAGACACAGGCCTGTCACGCATCAAAGCAATCCAATTTATTTGTGACCGGTCACGCGCTGTCGCCCTGCCGGAGCACTTGCAGCGCTATGTCGCCACCGCCAATGCCCGCAAGGGCCAGCGCATCGGCGTCAGCGTCCGTGCCTTAAATCAATGGGTTGTTGATTACCTGCGCGCCAAAGACGCGTCCGAACGTCTGGTCTTACTGGCTCCCGGTCATCTTAAGGCCAAGAAGCCGGAGCAATTAGCCTGGTTGCCGATGTTCATGTCGCACTACCGCAACCCGAACGGCCCTTCTGTTGCTGAGGCGTATCAGGATTTTTGCGCCGACTGGCACCGGCAGTATGCCGATCAGCCTGCGATGCGTGATGCCTGCCCGTCTATCTATGCGGTTCATCGCGCACTGAACAAAATGCCTCGCATCGTTCGCCAGCGCGGTCGTGTTACCGGGTCTGCGATGACCGCATTGCAGACCTACGTCAAGCGCGACTGGTCGGTGATGCCCGTCAATGGCGTGTGGATCGGCGACGGCCACAGTATGAAGATGAAGGTGGCTCACCCTGACCACGGCCGCCCGTTTACCCCCGAGCTGACGCTGGTTATCGATGGCCGCACCCGCTACGTTGTTGGCTGGAGCCTGGGGCTGGCTGAGAACGTGATCGCGGTGGCCGACGCCCTGCGCCACGGCATCGAGCGCCACGGCGTACCGCTGCTGTACTACTCCGATAACGGGGCTGGTGAAACAGCCAAATTACTGGACGCAGACATTACAGGTATCCTGCCGCGACTTGGGATTGAACACCCGACGGGTATCCCCGGTAACCCACAAGCACGCGGGATTATCGAACGTCTTAACAAGGAAATTCCGGCCCGCGTTGCCCGCAAGTTTGCTACATACAACGGCAGAACAGCGGACAAAGAAACCGTGCGCATCACCGGTCGGGGCATTGATTCGGCCATCAACGCGCTGAATCAGGGCAAAGAACTGAATCCGGTACAAAAATCGGCCATCGCTAAATTGCCGAGCTGGAACTGGTTGATTGACGCCATTGAAGACGAAATCGACGCCTATAACACCCGGCACCGGCACAGCGAGCTGCCGCGCCGCGCCGACGGCCAACACTACACCGCTGCCGAGTATCGCGCCCTGCTGCTGGAAACGGCAGAGATTGACCGATTGTCCGAGGCTGAATTGCGAGAAATGTTCCGCCCGCAAGTCAGACGCACCGCGCAGCGTGGGTGGCTGTCCGTCTTCAACAACCAGTATTTCGCCGAGGAACTGATCCGGGTGGATGGTGAGGCGGTGCTGGTTGCATTCGATATCCACGATGCCAGCAGCGTCACCGTTCGTCAGTTGGACGGTACGTTCATCTGCACTGCTATCGTCAATGGCAACACACGCGCCGCGTTCCCGGTCGATTACATCGAGAAGGTTCGCCGCGACCGCCACGCACGCCGTATGGCACTGGTTAACCAGAAGGCGGCAGAAATCGACGCCGAGCTTAACCCCATCCGCACTATTGAGCACACGCCAGATTTCGGCGCGTTGTTACAGGGGGATATGGCTCAACTAAATGATGACCGGGAACCGCTGTTTTTATTCGAATCTGAGCGTGACGAGTATTTGCGCCGCAAAAACAACGCGGTTTGACTGCCATCAAACCGCTATTGATTGCTAACAGGAGCACATCATGACTATGAGAACACAACTATCTGAATTAATGGAGCGCAAGGGGCTGACACAGTCTCAAGTATCGCGCGCGATCGGCAAAAGCGTTGCCGTTGTTAATCAGTACTTGCAGGGTAAATATAACGGCGATGTTGAGGGCGTCAACAAAATCGTCTCTGAGTTCATTGAACGCGTCCGTGAAAAAGACAAGTTGCAGCGTATTGAAGCGGGTTTTGTGTCTACTTCTACCTCAAAAAAGGCGCTCGAAATCATCCGTCTTGCGCATGTTGATGCTGAAATCAATGTGATTTATGGCGAGGCGGGTTTGGGTAAAACGATGGCGCTGAAACACTACGCTGCCGCTAACTCGACTGCGCTGCTTATTGAAGCTGATCCAAGCTATACCGCTCGCGTACTGCTTGAGGAGATCTGTTCGCGCCTCAATCTGTCCACGCGCGGGAATATGCATGAGCTGTTTGAATTGTGTGTTAACAAACTGCGCGACTCCGGTTATATGCTGATGATTGATGAAGGTGAGTTATTGCCTCATAGGGCGCTGGAAGTGCTGCGCCGTATCCATGACAAATCCGGCATCGGCATTGTTCTGGCTGGTATGCCGAGACTGATCCTGAACCTCAAAGGTAAGCGTGGCGAATTCGTGCAGCTATATAGCCGCGTTGGTTTTGCGCTAAATCTCGGCAATGCCCTGCCACAAGACGACACCGATGCAATATCTGAAAGCCTGATTCCTGACGCATGGACGCCGGAGATGGGAGCTGTTCTCTACAAAGAAAGCCGGGGGAATGCACGGCGGCTGTTCAAGTTGCTGCGCGGTGTAGTCCGTACCAGTCACATCAACGACAGGCCTGTCAGTGTTTCTACCGTCCGTCAGTTCGCCGAAATGCTGATTAATTGAGGTGCTTATGAGCATTCAGCGTGAGTCTGTCTTTTTGCAACGAATGGCGGAGCGAGGGATTTCAACCGGGGAAATATCGCTTTATATCCACTCTACGAAGCCGGGAACGCTGGTTGTGGATTTTTATAGCCGCCATTTTGACAGCAACCCGGCTTGTGGGGACTGGGACATTGATATGCATGATGAGGAAATGATGGTGCTGCCCTTCACCACCCCCTCAGAGTTCCGGCGGGCTTACCGCTGCGCACGCTTATTGCGCGGTCGCCCTGGCTCAAAAATGATTAATTAACGAGGTATTTGCTATGTGCAATTTGCCAATTAATAACCCTGAGTTAATGAAACCCATTAATCGACTTTTGCGGGCCGGAATTAATGTCGTTGATTATCACGATAAATTCCGTCGCCCAATTATTGAAGTTGATCGCCCGTTCGCAGCGTGGGAACCGAAAGCAGTTGAAATCACGGAAACAAAAAACGGTGTACAGCGCATCGTGAAAATGACCATCTGGCGCGGCGCGCACATTATCTGGAGATAAACGATATGGCTAAAGTGGTAATTAGCATCACCCAGGAAGTGAAAGGGTTTGCTGTTGAATGCAAGGTCGAGCCTGAAAAGGGCGACAGCAGTATGGCTCAGGTCATCGCCGTTGCTGTTGGTGCCGGTCTTGCGGGTCACGTTAACGAGAAAGTCCGTAACGCAATTGAAAAAGTCAAAAAGGAGAAAAAGCATGTCCACTAAACAATTCACCGAGAAAACAGCAGCGCCCGGCTACTGGGTTGACGCTAAAGGGGTGTTGACGCCGGAACATCTGATTAAGCCGATCGACGTGGCCCGTGATGAACTGGTTGCGGAGCTTGTTGGCCGCGCGCTGGCAGTGAACGCAGCCCTGGCTGAATTTAAGATGACCGGGTTTGCGGATATCGCTGCGTTTGTGGCTCTCTCTGGGGGTGAGTACGGCGTCAACCTCGGCGGCAAGAAAGGCAACGTCACGCTGTACAGCTATGACGGGCGCTACAAGATTCAGCGCGCAATGCAAGACCGCATCGCGTTTGACGAACGCTTGCAGGCGGCTAAGGCGTTGATTGATGAATGCCTTTCGGATTGGGTGGAAGGCGCACGCCCGGAGATCCACGCGATTATCAACCGCGCGTTTCAGACCGAGAAAGAAGGTGAAGTTAATACCGGTGCAGTACTGGCCTTGCGGCGTTTAGAGATTTCGGATGAACGCTGGCAGCGGGCGATGGACGCGATTGGCGAGGCTGTGCAGGTCGTCGGTAGTCGTTCTTACATCCGCGTCTATGAGCGAATCGGCGACTCTGACCAGTACCGGCCAATACCGCTTGATATTGCCGGGGTGTGATATGGGTGCGGATGAGTTCAATAAAAAATATGCCGTCGGGCATTCCTTTATGTATTGCCCGAACCCGATATTGCGCGGCGGGAAGATAGTAAAAACGGCTGACATTGCGCGTGATTTTAATTGTGGGTCAATTGTCGAAATTAATCTGGAGTCGTATTTCGTCAAAATCGATACGTTGAAATCAGCGCAGTAATTTAAACCGAAATTAAAACATCTTTAAAAGTGGCGTAAACCCGCCGGGGCT